CTTCTTTCGGTCAAGTGGTTAATAATAGCGGCCAAACTCCTGCTGCGTTTAGTACTAATGCGTTTGGTTTTTTGATTTTAATGGAGAACGGTTCTATTTATACTCAGGATATGTTTAGATCATCTACCGCATTCATAACCAATAATACTGGCAAAACTCCTGTAGCATTGGCCGATCAGGTGGCTTTCAAACAAACTACATCATTATCTAATTTTTCTATTCCAACAAAAACACTTGGTAATAGTCCTTTTACAATTACCCCACCTACATCAAATAGTACCGGTTCATTTAGTTACTCGAGTTCTAATACTTCAATAGCAACTATTTCTGGAAATACAATAACAATTGTTGGTGCTGGAACTACAACCATTACAGCGTCTCAAGCAGCAACAGAAACACGAACCGCAGCAACAATCACAGCATCATTTGTAGTAGGTAAAGCAACCACTACAATATCTAGTTTTACTGTTCCAATAAAAACATTTGGCAATACTCCTTTTACAATTACTCCACCAACATCAAATAGCAACGGTTCATTTACTTACTCAAGTTCAAATACTTCAGTAGCAACTATTTCTGGAAATACAATAACAATCGTTGGTGCTGGAACTACAACCATTACTGCTAGTCAAGCGGAAACAACAAGTTACACGTCCGCAACACTAACTACAACATTTCAAGTATCCAAAGGTACACCATCTATAACTGGTTTTTCTATTCCAACAAAAACATATGGTGATAGTTCTTTTACTATTAGTGATCCTAGCTCAAATAGCACTGGAACATTTAGTTACTCAAGTTCAAATACTTCGGTAGCTACTATTTCTGGAAATACAATAACAATTGTTGGTCCTGGAACAGCGACCATTACGGCAACTCAAGGAGACACATCAAATTTCAACTCTGGAACACAAACCACTACATTTCAAGTAGAAAAAATAACTCCATCAATAACAAATTTTTCAGTTCCAACAAGAAGATTTGGTACAAGCCCTGTTATAATTACTCCACCTACATCAACTAGTAACGGTACGTTTAGTTACTCAAGTTCAGATACTTCCGTAGCAACTGTTTCTGGAAGTACAATAACAATTGTGGGTGCCGGTACTGCGACCATTACATCTACTCAAGCAGAAGCAGCATTTTATAAGTCAGGAACACTAACAGCAACCATTCAAGTATCCAAAGCAATCCCGTCAATAAGTAGTTTTTCTATTCCAACAAAAAATTATGGAGATAGTGCTTTCACCATTACTCCGCCCACATCAAATAGTAATGGCTCATTTAGTTATATTAGTTCAGATAGTTCAGTAGCTACTATTTCTGGAAATACAGTAACAATCGTTGGTGTAGGAACCTCAACCATTACAGCAACTCAAGCAGAAACATCAAATTACATTTCTGGAACAATAAATGCGTCATTTCAAGTAGGTAAAGCAACTCTATCCATATCTGGTTTTTCTATTTCAACAAAAACATACGGTGATAGTCCTTTTACAATTACTTCACCTACGTCAAACAGCGATGGTTCATTTAATTATATTAGTGCTGACCCTTCAGTAGCAACTATTTCAGGTAATACTATAACTATTGTAGGTGTTGGAACCGCAACTATTCTTGCCGTTCAAGAAAAAACATCGATTTATGCTTCTGGAACAATAAGTACATCATTTCAAGTAGATAAAGCAACTCCCTCAATAAGCGGGTTTTATATTCCAACAAAAACAGTTGGCGATAGTCCATTTACCATTACTCAGCCAACATCAAATAGTAATGGCACAATTACTTATATTAGTACTGATCCTTTAGTTGCTACTATTTCTGGAAATACTGTAACCATTGTTGGAGCAGGAACTGTAACTATTCTTGCTATTCAAGAGGCAACATCCAATTACACATCTGGAATAACAAGTTTTGATTTACAGGTTTTATCAGCTTAAGTAATTACACTTTTTATAATATAAAAAATGTGTAATTATTCAATATAATTCTAAAAAAATTATAAATTATTTCTCTTTCTATACTCACAGTTATACCATTTTGTTAGTATATTTTTTCGTTTATCATCCATATTTTTACTAGCTTTATAAAATTCTGCTACAATAGAAGTAGGATCTAATGTTTCACAAATTAAATTATTAACAATCATCTTATCATGATTTTCCATTAATACATTATAAAGCAATTCATTGTTATATTCTATTTTAGTTATTTTATCATTTAATCCTAGTAATCCAGAAGCCTTAACCATTTTACCATTATAAAATATTTTATGGTTTTTAGATATTATGGTTTTTTGTGAAGGAATATTATTTCCCAAACTGTCTTTTTCAAAACAAACTAAGTATTTATTCGTGGCATAAATTGTTTTAGTGATTGCTACAATTGGTTTATTACGAATGGTATGAATATCTGGATTAATTTTTTCAATAGGAATTAATCCTTGGTTAGTTGTAATAGGTGTTCCAGCTACAAAACAAATGTCACCAATAGGAATTAATTGGTTTACTTGGAATTTCGTAGTTCGTATTCCGGATGTGTAATTTGTTGTTGCTGCTTGAGTTGCTGTGATGGTTGTTATTCCTTCACCAACTATTGTTATAGTATCACCAGAAACAGTTGCGACCAAAGTATTAGAACTAACATAACTAAAAGTACCATTGCTATTTGATGTAGGCGGTGTAATGGTAAAAGGGCTATCACCAACTGTTTTTGTTGCAATAGAATACGTACTTATTGCGGGGCTTGCTTTGTTTACTTGAAATGTTGTACTTACTATTCCAGAGGTATATTCAGTAGTTGCCTGTTGAATAGCAACAATAGTTGCGGTTCCAGCACCTACAATGGTTACTGTATTTCCAGAAATAGTAGCTATTGATTCATCTGAACTAACATAACTAAATGTACCGTTGCTAGTTGATGAAGGTTGAGTAATTGTAAAAGGATTATTACCAAATGTTCTGGTTTGAATAGAAAAACCACTTATGGTTGGAACAGCTTGGTTTGATTGATTTTGTTGGTTTGATTCATTCACTTCAAATGTAGCAGTTATAATTCCAGATGTATATGTCGCAGTTGATTGCTGAACAGCAACAATAATTAAACTTCCCGCACCAACGATGGTTATGGTATTTCCAGAAATAGTAGCTATTGAAGTATCTGAACTAATATAACTAAATGATCCGTCACTATTTGATGTAGGTGGTGTGATTGTAAAAGCACTATCACCATATGTTTTAGTTGGAATAGAAAACCCAGACAATGAAGGATACGTTTTGCTTGCCATTATAACATATATTAACATTTTTTTATTATAGTTTACTTCCAATATTATTATTAAATAGTGGTTCTGGTTCTGAGTTTGATTCTGGTTCTTGTAAATTATGTATATTCGTACTTTCATTAGCAATAGTTTTATCATTAGAATTATTATAATTATTAGAATCATTATTATTATTATCATTATCAATATCATTATCGTTTTTATTATTATTTTTAAATATATCTTCTTTATCAGCTGGTTCAATAACCTCTTTTTTATTTAATTCAGTTATATTAAGTTTTTTAACAACATCACGCTTAATATTTTGAATTTGTAATGCGTGTAGACATATATAAGGTAAAATAGCTAAATTATTCATATATGTTCGGTAATTAAAACATGAAATTGTTGTGTTTTCGTTAAATTTTATGCTATACCACCAATAAGAAGGTATATATATAGTTTTCCCAGGAACAAGAGTAAATTCAAGACATTTTATTTTATCAAAGTCAGCAATATATTTAGGTTGTGGGTTCCAAGGATTGATAGGTGATCTGAATTCAAAATTCTCATAATCGTAAATGGGATATAAATATTTTATACTATGAGGTGGTGCCAGCTTTATTTGTGCGCTTCCTTGTGTTAATAAAAGATAATTTCGATAATTAATTTCGTACCTAAACGGAGTACAAGTTTTCGTGCTAGCCATTAATATGTCATAATTACAATTTGATACCATATATGGTCTGAGAAACTCATCATTATACCGCATATTTTTCCCTATACCAGTTTCTTCTAAAAAGTCTGTATTATTTTCAGAAAAATAGGATGCTCCTTTATCTTCGTCAAAAAGCTTGATTGCTGAATGAAATGGCAATGGCATATAAAGCTCAGTATTAGTGTCAGTTTCTTTAATATTTCTTATTTTAACCTCAAAAGCATGATAATTTTTTGCTATATAATTGCGATTAGTTGTATCCATTATTTTTTGACATTCAAAATCAAATAAAACAGGTTGTCTTAAATCACAAATTTCTTCTAATTTATCTTTTGATGGCTGATCTATCTCATACATTTCTAAATCTTCTCCAGTTTTTAAATGAAACTGAATATGAAGGTATAAAAATAAAACTAAACAAAATATACATAATCCTATTATTATTCTCATATTAATTAAAAATGATAATAATATTTATGAACTAGAACGAAGTCCTATCCACCTTTAGCAACGCCAGTCTCTTTGGGAAAAGGTGGAGCCAAAATTTACACACAAGCTAAAAATATATAAGTTCTTTGGCTCCACCTTTTTCTAAAGGTGGATAAGGGTGGATTTAGTCATCTGATAACTTGGGTGCTATATAGAAAATTAGTGAACTATCATCTCCTAAATTGTAATTAATCTTCATTGGCGACTCATTACTTAAGCTAAATTCAATGTCATCTGTTAATTTATTAGTTATACACATCTTACTTATGTATATTAAACTGTATGTTAAATTAATTTCCTCGTCTTCTACAATCGCATAACTAGACATGTCATCTATTGAAATATTAACACGCATTTCAACTGAATTATCTGAAGCCTTAAAATCCAAACAATTTTCCGAGCATTTAATATTTAGATTATCGCCAAAATTGCTTAATTGGGATAACATATCAGTGACTTTTTTGGATGGAAGCGTAAATTCGGCATCGTATTCAGTATTTGGTACTACCATTTTTTCATATTCATAATCAAGTAAAGGCAATTTAAAAAATTTATTATAGTCGCCTTTTTTAGCAGATTCATTATTTTTAAGTTCAATATACAATGAGTCGGTATCTTCTTCTTCTAAATAAAAAATTAAAGCTTGATCGTCACCTTTAGTGCTTATAATTGAATAAAAAGTTCCAGAATCAAAACATAATTCATATTGTTTATTAACTTCATAATAATTAAACCATTCAAAATATAATTTCAATTCAAATAGACAAACATGGGATTTATCCATACCCTGAATCTGAAATGTATTTTTTTTTATCGTTAAATTAATTTGAGATGATGAGCTCTTTAACAATTGAAAAATAGAAATAAATATTTCTTTTTTTCTTTTATCATTGATAACAAAACATACATTTTTGTCGTGATGTGCGAATTCCATATTAATAATAATTATTGTGTTATTTTTAATATGTTTTACAAAAGTTATGATATTTATATTTAATAGAAAGCTTATGAAATATTAGCTAATTCTTGTTTGATCATATTCTTTAGATCAACCGACATAATAATATTCTCTCCATCGACATCAGTTGTGCTTGTATTTAGTTCAGTTGACGTTTCTTTTTCTTCTAAAATTGCTTCTGAATTTATTTCACTTTCTTCTTGTTGTACTGGTAAACGTTTTTCTAAATCAGATAATGCTATTTCATAATCAGAAAAATTTTGTGTAGTTTCATGAGCGAACATATCATACTTAACCATAAATGACTTAAGAATATCCTTAGTTTCAGTTAATTCTCTATTAAATCTAAATATTTGTTCGGTATTTTTGGCAAGTTCAATAGTATGCTTTGCTACGTCATCACTCATTCTCTTAAATTGTTCGGATAATGTCTTAAGGTCACTTAAAGCCTTAACATCTTCAACTAAAGTTTTCAATTCTTCTGAAGAAATAACTGTTGATCCATTTTTTTCGAGAGAATCAAGACGGTTAATGATAGAAGTTAAAACAGAATTATCAATGACTTTATGATTTTCTGGTATACCTGACATATTACCTGTTCCACTTTGTTTAGTTACTTCTTCATGCTCTGTTTCGATTATCCATTGTTCTACTCTACCTAATCTTAATGTAATTAACCCAATGGCATCTGAAATGCTTAATTTAGTGAATGGCAATCCATTACTATGTTGCGGTTCCTGCTGATCATAAAATTGTTGATATTTTTGTGGAGGTTGTTTAGCATATTGTTGAGGAGGTGGTTGCATAGATCGCGCGGTTCTTACATTATTAGGTGGAGGTGGCATATTATATCCCACTCCAGGTGGCATTTGTTGAGCAAAAGCAGCTTGTGATCCAATTGAGGTTCCTGGTCTATTTCCACTAACAGGTGGAGCATTTTCTCCAGCCCTTCTAGCTCTAGCAGCAGCGAGTGATCGTGAACTCATAATATAATTATGAATACAATTTGTTTCTAAATAACTTACGCACAATTATACTTTTTAAAAATGGAGCCAAATTTTCTAAATAAATTTATTTAAGCAATCATCGCCACCTTAATTGCTTCATGACTAACGTAATTATGTACCTGAAAATCATCCACTTGATAATCATTTATATTCTCTCTAACTTGTTTAATTGTAACTGTAGGAAAAGGATAAGGTTCTCTTGATACTTGTAATTTACAAGCATCTATGGCGTTTTCATAAATATGACAATTTCCAATAAAATAAACAAATTCATATGCCTCCAATCCACAATGTTTAGCAAGTAAATGTGTTAAAAAAGAATAAGATGCTATGTTTATTGGTTGACCTAAAAATTCATCCGCACTGCGCTGATAAAGAGCACATGATAATTTATTTCCGCCATGGACATTAAATTGACATAAAACATGACACGGCTCTAATGCCATCTGATCTAACTGTGCCGGATTCCAAGCACTCATTACCAAGCGACGGCTATTTCTTTGTTTAGGATCTTTCAAAGCGTCAATAATTTTCTGCAGTTGGTCGACACCTTTGAATGCTTTGGTTTCTTTATGGACGTCATTAGGATCGTCATCTAATAATCGTTTACCAGTAAAGCAGTTATAATTCGCATTGAAATATCTCCATTGATACCCATAACAATTATGTACGCAAATATTATTAACTATATAACTATTGTCGTTTAATACTGATAAATTATATACTTCAGTATTAATAACATTTTCAATTTCCATATTTTTAATTGTAATCCAAGCATACCCATTTTCGATGAACGAATAATCAGCACGTCTTTTATTTTCATATACTTCAAAAGAATAAGCGTCGTTGATATTACATATTCTTCCATTTGGAAATAAATGTGTTTTTCCTTCTCGTTTACTAAAATGTAAAGAACCTATAAAACCTAGTTTAAAATATAATCGTTGAACACTAAATGCTAGATTATATGATATAGTCGTTAATCTCGAAGATTCGTTAATACATAATGTTCTTTTACAACCATCTGCTGCTAAATATCCGTTCAAAAATTCCCTTATTAAATATTTAGGTGCTTCATGGACAAAATTTGGTATTAATTTGTGTTTTGCATATTTGTTAAATAAATTAAGTATATTTGCGATATCATGATTTGTTGCATAGTATGTTTTACATCCGCTATCACTACCACGATGTAATAGGTTAGGAATTACTTTTTGTAGTTTTGGTAAATATTCTTCAATTTGATGATTTGCTATTACAAAATTTATCCTATTTCTCTCATAATTACCTACTTTTTCATATATTAACCAACCATCGCCTACAAATAATCCCATCATCCACCAAAAATTTGGGTCATCTAGTTTTGTCAAAATTCCATTTAAGTAAAATTCAGGAATTATTTCCTTTTCTTCGATTTTCATGCCTAAAAAATATTTTCCTTTTACTAATTCTTTAGCTTGTATAAATTCTGGTTTATCTGGAAAAACAACATTTCGTTTTTCTACTCCATCAATTTTAAACCTATTTTTAACAATATATTTTCTAACATAAAAAGGGTGTTCCGGTGTACAAACAATATTATAAGGACTATATTTAGGTCTTATTTTATATAATTGACCATCATAGTTTCTTTTCATATTTTCTAATACAGGATAAAAATTTCCATTATGTGTATAAACATAATCGTCAGTATTTACATTCTCAATATTTTTATAACCGTTTTTTGTTAGCACTTTTGTTTCTTTTACAAAACAAGGCCCAATTAAATCCTCACGAGTTAAGGTAAGCCCTCTAGAATCCAGGAACTCTCTCGAAGTATTCGCATCCCAAATATGGACACCTTGGTCTTTCAATAATTTATTATCAGTTTCACCACGAATAAACCATAATAATTCCTTCAAACAAGTCTTCCAAGCGGTCTTCTTCGTTGTTAAAATAGGTATTTTCCCATCTTTTAGAGAGAATCGCATGGAGTGACCGAAAATACTTTTAGTTTTTCCATTCCTGCCTTCTTCCCAAGTACCATTTTCCAAAATATTTTCCAATAAATTAAGATATTGATATTCTTCGTGTTGGAGTTTTTTTATATTATTGAAAATATTTTCAGAAGTATTGGATGTTTCATGTGATTTACTATATGTATCCTCTATTTTTCCATCAGCAATAAGAGGCGCACTAGTTTCACAAGAACGTAAGTTGCTGTTTTTAACCGCATATTCTTCCGCAATATGTTCCATTATGTAATAATATTTAGAATAACCTTTAATACTTTTAATATAGTAAAAACAAATTAATTATTTTTATTTCTAAATATACCCTATAGGGATATGGATAATTCGGACGAATCAAAAAGTTTCTTTAAACATGTTTTCAATTTTGATGATGATTCAAAATCTGAAGTTTTAAATATACTACAATACTCAGTTATAGCAATCATTCCAATTGTTATTTTGAATAAAACAATGCAGAAATATGTTCCTGAAGCAGATGACAAAAAAAGTAGTTTAGAAGTTTCAGCAGAAGTATTAATTCAAATTATTGTCATGTTTATGGGTTTACTAATTATACACAGAATCATAACATATATTCCAACATATAGCGGTGCGAAATATCCTGAATTTCACATAGTCTATATAATTTTAGCAATTTTGATGATTACAATGAGTTTACAAACAAAACTTGGAGAGAAAGTGTCTATTTTAGTTGACCGTGTTTCTGAGTTATGGGATGGAAAGCCTGATAATAAAGGTAAGAATGGAACAGTGAAAGTATCTCAACCAATTTCCGGACAGCAACCAATGGGTGGTTATACAGACGGAACAGCCATAAGTTCATTGCCTACATTCAACCCAGCTCAAAACGCTCAAACTATGCAGAATCCTATGATGCCGCAACAATTGCCAAATTATGATAAAATGCACAGACAAGATACTACACCCTTAGTAGGTGCCGCAACTCCTGGAGTCACTGAAGGTTTTAATGAGCCAATGGCAGCCAATTCTGTTTTAGGCGGTAGTGGAAGTTGGGGATCGTGGTAAAACAACGAAATTTATATAAACAACAAATTTCATATAAATAACAACTTTACATAAATAATATAAAAATTTATGTAAAGTATTAATAATGGATGTTAACAAATTATTAAAAGCTTTAGATGATGATTCAAATGATAATTTGATGAATTTTACAACAAAAACGATTAGAGAAATGAATTTAAAAATTCTGAAGGAACTGAATTTACCCAGACAAGAGACTATTAATATATTTAATAAATTAAAAGAATACAAATATGTTGACGAAATGAATGACTTGAAATATGGAACATTTTTAAGATGGATCCCAATTGAAGACCCAACAAATATTTACTTGACAAAAGGTGCTATATTCTGCGAAATGAAAATAACAGATGATGGTGTATTCTGTATTTGTAAAAACTTTGGGTTTCCTTCTCGACATTTTCGAATTTCTATGGATAAAAACCTAATATTTCAAAAGTTAACAGACCAAGAATTGGTTTTATTATCAGCACTAGACCATCTTTCCAGTTAATTATATCTGTGTCTTCTTCTAGTTCTTCTTCCACCTGTTGAAAAAATTTTTAATTCTTGATTAAATGGATTTACATCCTTCGGGTCTTCCAAAAACATTTCCTTTCTCTCCATAGACTCTCTTTCTTCTGGTGTTGGTCCAGAGAAAACAGCAGTTACTTCCTCAGGTGAGGATGGTCTCGATCTCATAAGATTATCATACCTCTTAAATCTATCTGGATGTGGAGGGACTGGATATGGTTGAATAGGTGGAATTTCGGGTCCCATTTCTATATCATTATTATCTTCTATATCATTATCACCACCTTTTCTCCTTCTTGTCTTACAATTTTTACAGTCTTTGAATAATCCAGGTATAAATTTTCCTTTTTTAATTAATTCAATATCACTCTTATGTATTGGTTTTTTTACAGTATATAGTTTTTTACCTTTATGATATTTTGTAATACTTTTATAACCCTTTCCTTTCTTAATACTTACAGCGCGAATAACTTTACCTCCTTGTTGAATAACTGTCTCTTTATTCTCGTAATTAAAAACGTTCATAATAATATAATTATAGAAAATAATATAATTTATTTATATAATGGATTACGACGCATTCGTTCATTTATTTCATGTTTTAATTGTTGGCGGATTATTTCTTTATGTAGGTATAAATAGAGAAAAAATATACAAACCCTTATTTAATATACTTCTATTTTTAGGATTTTTTATTATTTTTTATCATTTATACAAAATATATGGATATCTAAATGCTGGTAAAGGAATCTGGGTGAATTTGATTCACGTATTTATTGTTGGACCTTTATTAGTTTATATTGGATATACTGGAGAGAAAACTACTCGAAAATTCTTTGAAATTTTATTGATGCTTGGTTTTGCGTCTATTGGGTATCATTTATATTATTTATTTAAGTAACGATAAATTAACGTGACGATGAATATTTATAAACAAATAGTTTTAACCCATTTTCTGGTAACGGCTGCTTTTACACTCTCTAAAGCTCCTTCAGTCCAACCTTGATTTCGACTTACAGCTTCTCCTACCACTAAAATGCCTTCTTCAGGATGCTGAGCTTTATATATAAATTCTTCTCTCGAACTATACAAATCTTTATTTAATGGCAAAAACAGATGAGTACCAGTAGGCCAATAATAATCCTTAATAGCAATAATATGGACCGAGTTTTCAGGCATACCCAAAGACATTTCTAAAAGCTTTTCATATAAATCTCTATTTGATTGTGTATTTTGAAGATTATTTTTTAGCGCAATCGCATTATTATTGTCATTATAAGCAATCATATACACCCCATTATTAGGATCCATTGGAATAATTCGCTGTAAAGGTCCTGGCACAAATGTAAATCCTTTTATATATTCTTTTAAAATAGGAATAGAACTTTTAGTAAATTTTGCGTATAATCGTAAAAAAGGTTGTCCTTCAATATCGTTATAAATAGGATACGATGGTAACAACTTTCTTATAGTATCAATGGTTGATGCGATAATCACCCTATTACATAAATATTGTACTCCATTTTCAACATTAATTAAAAATTTACATGGATTTTCCTTTATCTTAGTAATACCAACTACTTTAGATGAAAACTTAAAATGTTCCGCTCCGATATCGTGATATAATTTCAGAACCATTTTTCGCCAAGGAACATGAAACGCTTTCCAACAACAAGCATTATCTTCCATTCCATAATAATATAATGTCTCAAACGCATCTTCGTTTTCATAATCTGTATACCCAGCAGAAACTATGAATTTGTTATAATTATTCTCTCCAAGTATCTTAGTAGCAAATTGCTTAAATGTTACATATTTATCTTTTTCTTTGAAGGTTTTATATTCTTTCCTTAAATAATCCATTACTTTATTAACATCGACTGACTGTACTAATTTAGACTTTTGTGGATTTACTATGTACTCAGGTGTGGGTAATTTTAACTGACTAAGCAATTTATGTAATAATTTGTCCTTTGATTTTCTGCCAATTCCTGCTCCAGTAACAATTTCAGTCCCGTAAAACATTTCATTGCTGGTTCTTCCACCAATCCAATTTTTTTTGTGTTTTTCTAAAATCATAAAAGAAGTATTTGGAGAAAATTGTTTAATATGATATGCGCTGTATAAACCAGACATACCACTACCAATAATAATTATATCAACATATTTCATATTATTATAATCTGATATAATTATTTTATATTTTTTCTTGTAGTATTGCTTTTCTTTTTAAGTGAAATTTGTTGTTTTTTTTTACATGTGAAATTTCCACGTGTAAGTCCTTTGCTATTAATTATAGTTTTCGTACATATTCCAATCGCGCGAGCTTCATTCTCTTTATCAACCCTTTTGATACAACGACATAATTTACTAGCTAAAAGTTTTTCTGCTTGTAACTTCAACAATCGCTTAGATTTAGGTATAGGTTTATCGTAAAAATCTAAAATTTTTTTATAATCGTAATTTGTAAGCTCGGACATATTTGTTTATATATATTTTACAAATAAAATAATTTGATATATCTTTTCAAAATTCTTTTATACCAAAATATTTAATTACAAAATATATCATACAATATATATGATATACGACATATATGAGATAAAAATTTTAGTATGAATTTATTTCTCAATATATATTAGCAATGAAAATAGTAGTATTTGATTTAGATGAAACACTAGGATATTTTACTCAATATAGTATATTTTGGGATAGCTTAGTATATTATTTAAAAATAAAAAATAAAAATGTATTAACACAAAGCGATTTTAATGAAACACTTGACTTATTTCCAGAATTTTTGAGACCAAATATAGTAAATATTTTATTATACTTAAAAAGTAAAAAAAAATGTAATCATTGTCATAAAATGATGATTTATACAAATAATACAGGACCACGTGAATGGGCTCAACATATTATAAGCTATTTTGAAAACAAAATTGACTACAAATTGGTTGATCAAATTATAGCAGCATTTAAAATAAAAGGTAAACGAGTAGAAATATGTAGAACGACACAAAACAAAACGCACAATGATTTAATTAAATGTACAAAAATACCTATAGATGCCGAAATTTGTTTTATGGATGATACGTTTTTCCCTGATATGACGCATGATAATATATATTATATAAATATAAAACCATATTATTACGATTTACCATTCGAAGACATGTTAAACAGGTTTTCTAGTTCAGAATTCGGTAAAAAATTAGTAGGAAATGATATTGATTTCAAACCTTTAATGACCGAACATATAAAATTGTATAAATATATTGTAATTCATAAGGATAAAAAAGAATATGAAGTTGATAAGGTACTAGGCAAACATATAATATCACATTTACAAGCATTTTTTTATCGTTCTACAAAAAATAGAACTATTAAGAATAGAGGTAAAAATAAAAACAAAACACTTAGAAAATTTGTCTAAGAAATTCTTTAATTTCATTCAAATACTGATTTAATGCTGTTGTAGTTAAAATTAATAACCCAGCACTAAAAGCTACTTTACGGTCTAAATTTGTAAACTCATAATAGCTTCTAAATGGATTAAATCTCCACATTAAAAACAAACAAACATAAATTCTAATATAATAATCTAACAATTTTAAATATTTTTGTGCTGAATCTGACAAACCAAATGAAGAAATAATAATCAATAAATAAGTTATAACAATAAAAATGTTAAATAATATTTCTTGTAATCTATGGAGTTGAGATTTAGTCATATATTAACGCGAGATAAAATATGAGATATAAAATATATGGAATATTTTTGTTATGATAAGTAAATATATATTATATACTTATCATTTTATACTACTTACTTGTAGAAATAATTACTTGTAAACATCTAAAGTTCTCGCACTTGGGTCACTTGCGTTAGTGTATCGTGGCATCCAAAAGTAGGGTAAAATATGAGAACAGTTAGGAAATTCTTTGTCAAAAATCTCTTTATAATATCTTTTTTCTAACTCGATACATGGTTTATGTGATTCATTAGTTATTGGGTCTATCTGGTCATAATGATTAGCTATAAACTCCTGTAAAATAGTAAATAACGAACGACCATGCGAACTCACGCCATCGCTAAATGCTTCTTTTCTTCTAAACAATATTTCATCCGGCAAAATTTGTCTACCAAAACAGTCGGTATAATTGTCTTTTTTAAAGCTATTACGTAACAAATATTTTTCTGATTCATTCAAATTGTTATGATTACGATAGAATGGGTTGATGGATAGAATAGTATTCACAAATCTTTTATCCAAAAAAGCTGTGCGTGGTTCTAATCCATTAGATGAAATAGACTTGTCGCAACGTAAAACATCGAACATATGAATATCTTTTAATAGTCGTCGTGTTTCTTTATCAAACTCGATATCATCCGGGCATTTATTCATATATAAATAACCACCAAATAACTCATCTGAACCGTCACCATTAAAAATAACCTTTGACTGAGAATTAGCAGCAATATATTTTCCGATTAAATAATTCCCAATGCTTGCTCTCACAGTAGTTGTATCATAACTTTCGATTGCCCTAATGACTTCTGGAATAGCATGAAACATTTCTTGTTCGGTAACAATAATTTCGGTATGTTTTGAACCAATATACTTAGCAACTATTCGGGCATATTTAATGTCTTCTGAATTTTCAAGTCCAATACTATAAGTTTCAAGTCGTTCTGCTGTACTTTTAAATGTTTTTAAATATTGGCTTACCAAAGCAGCAACCAAACTACTATCAAGTCCCCCGCTTAATAAACACGCAACTGGTCGTTCAGTAGTTTCGCATCGTTTAAAAACAGCACTATATAACGCACCACTAATCTTGGGATATAATAAAGTATTTACTGTTTCATTGGTTGGAAATGTAGGAATAAAATAAGGTTGATTACTTATAATTGAAACCCACTTTTTATGTGAGTCATAACTAAGCATTGAATAAGTTCCTGGTTGAAACTGATTTAGGTATGAATTTGTTCTATTTAGATTATAAAAAGGTTCCATCATTTTAAGTTCAGAAGCAAAGCCCTCCACGCATGTATCCGCAGAACCAGTATTTACAAGTTTATACAAAGGTCTTACTCCGTAAGGGTCTCTTGCGGCAAATAACTTGCCTTCACGGTTATCATATAAAACAAACGCAAATTCACCATCTAGCATAACCAAGGTTTGTTCTATACCATATTTTAAATATAGATGAATAATAACTTCACAATCTGAACCAGTTTCAGGTGTAATATTCATAGATTTATATAGATATTTATAATTGTAAATCTCGCCATTACATATCAATTCAATACCATTTAAAACAAGTGGTTGATTAGATTCTTCATTCAAACCATTAATGGCTAAACGATGAAAGCCTAAAAGAAAGTCTTTATCAGAATACACAAGTAATTTAGAAGATTCGGGCCCTCTGTTTTTACCTTTATTAAATATATCGATAATCATATCCATATTAATTTGTGGATGGGCTCTTGAATTGAGTAAAGCAAAAATTCCGCACATGGTAATATTTATAAATATGATTAAACCTTTAAGCTTTTTGTGAAAAAAAATAATATATAAATATATCAAATGGAAAGACATCCAAGTGAGTGTGTATCAGAGATTCATAAACAAACAAATAATCGTATATATGATCGAAATATCCCATCGCAAATGTTACAACCATATTTAGATGTAAGACCTGTTATGACAAAGTATTCCTATTTTCCTATTGTAGACCCACGAAAGCAAATAAATGTTCCTTTCGCACAAATGCCAACATACAACGTGAATCAAGTATTTAACCCTGGAAATACGCAATCACCATGGTCCGGATTTGCCTCAAATATAAATACAGAATCAGAATTAAGAAACCAAATTTACGCACTACAAAAATGTAGTCAAGCAACTTATGTTCCTCAATCCAATAGTGATTTATATACATATCAATTTCAAACCCAATCACAACCAAATCCACATGAAATATTATTTAGAAATGAAACATTTGATTCATTTGACCCAAATCCATCACCAAATTTATGTGGTACAAATATATTTTATAATAACACCAGATGTCAAGTAAAGGATATGACGAAACAATCATAATTAATGTAAAACAACAGTTATAATCATAATAATAATAATAATAATAATAATAAAAATAAAATAAAAATAAAATAAAAATTATGGTTTTATTATATGTCACAATCATTTGTAGACCAAATAACTTTAGATTTTCTTTTAAACAAAGAAATGATGGGAAAACATGTAATGAAACAGAGAGAAAAACAAATAGATAAACAAGATTTTCAATTCTATAAAAAACGAATCCTCTATTTATTTGAGGAGTTAATTAGTAATGATTATACTGAAGATTTATCACCTGACGTGAAATATGCTTATGATACGTTTATCAAAACAACTATTAATTACTTTAAAATTGTTGATAACAATGATCTATTACAAGAAGAATATAAAGATCTAGACTTTCTACCTGAATTATCTGATAATGAAAATGGCAATGATAGTAAAAATTTAGATATATCAGGAAATTTTATGGAAGCAGATAAATTAATCATGCGTTCGGTTAAAATGGATTTGCCTTTGGATAAATATGTTAAGCAAGGCTCCAATAAAACACGTGATAACAATGTTATTTTACCAAAACAGAGAGAAGTTGATTTAATGAATCCAGAATTGAAAAATAAAGGAATAAAAGATATTGAGGAAAAAAAGAATATCACTATTATTTATGAAGACATTCAAAAACCAAAGAAATATAAAAACGTTTAAGTCACATAAAAAAACAATTAAACGAAATAAACGAAATAAAACAGTAAATAATCGCGTTAAAAATGGTTCGGGCAAACGCATCAAGAAGGTGAATTGTAGTCCAAAACCGAAAGATGAATTAAACGAGTTCAGTTGTTATACAAACAAATCACTTATTCAATTAAGGGATCGATGGAATGCTAGACATCCTGACGTTAAAATTGTTTCAAATTCACCAAAGGAAATTCATAAACAACTTAGTGAACATTTAAGAGATATATGTAATAATGAAGCTTGCTGGTTAAGGCAGGTAGGTGCTTTTGGACAACTAGAAAATGAACTAGGTGACTCTTTTGCTCCAGAATCTCCACCAGAATGGAAAACAAATCCTAATGAATGGTTATCTAGCACTGATATAATGAAAGTTATGAAACAATATGAAAAAGCATACAAAGAATTTGATTTTATTGGTCCCTCGCCAATTGATTTTGATACAAGAAAATTATACGGAGAATGTGTTTGGGAAGAATTGTGTAATTTTAGTCTTGAAAAATTAATAAAACAAGGGAAATCGAAAATAGGAATAATTTTTAACACGGATCCTCATAATAAACCAGGCCAACATTGGATATCGATGTTTATTAATATTAAAAAGAAAACCATATTTTTCTTTGATAGTACAGGAGATCCTGCGCCAAGAGAAGTCAAAAATTTAATAAATAGGATTAAAGAACAAGGGTTAAAACTAAAACCAACTATAAATTTTAAGGTTGACAGTAATGAAGGTATTGAACATCAATATGGAAATACAGAATGTGGTATTTATTCGATTTTTTTCATAGTACATATGTTAGAAGATAAAATGACAGAACATTATTTAAAAACACATATACTTAAAGACGAATATATGGAAAAATTTAGACATATATATTTCAATGATTCGTTGTAAAAATATATAAAAATACAATTGTAATATTATATATTTACATGTCTGAAAGTTTATTTAATAAAAAAGAGAATATACAAATGTTATGGGATGTCGTTAGCGACGAAGATATATTCAAATTCCTTTCACCTGATATTCAGAGTAAAATTTATAATGTATTTATTAATAATATACAAGGTTTTTTTCAAATTGAAAGAACAAAAACAAATGCTTCGCTGGTAGAAATGAATAAAAAATATATCCTCCTTATTCTGAATCATATAAAACAAACTTATTCATATCAACCTAGTAAAATTAAAATACACAATGACCCTCCCGTTAAAGAATTAATTACATACGAGGAAATACAAAATGATAGAAAGTCTCAGTTCGATAAAGATTTGTCAAAAAGACAAGAAGAATTTGAAGATTTTATGAGTATTAAAAGCCCTCCTGTACCTGAATTTGCGGATCCTGTAGGGAAAACGGACAAGCCAATTAAAGAAATGGATAAAATTCTAAAAGACATGTTAGCTCAGCGTAATTACGAAGTAGAACAAATAAATAAAAGTTATAATAATATTATCAATAGTAATGATAGTCAGGTTGATAACTGGCTGAAACCTCAAGAAACCTCACTTAAATCTGAAAAATTTCAAGAAATAAAATCAGAAGAACCCCAAAATTATAGCAGATTTAAGTTTTTAAATGAGATAGAACCTGGCTTATCGAATATAAATCCTACTGCTAAAAAAAATGTATCATTTAATAATAAAGATCAAGTGAATACATTTAATTCAGAACCATTTTCAGAAGAGGAGGAACAGAATAGTTTGTTTTCGAAACTTAAAAAGATAAATAAAAAGGAGGAAAATATAACACTTAAAATTCAAGAAAAAGATCTCAATGAAGAAGACAGACTTACTAAATTAGAGAGAAATATCGCTAATTTAAATGAAAAAATGGATAAAATACTTGCTTTATTGTCTAGTAAATAGATATTTTTATTAGTATATAAATGAAAATATCTAGTTGAAAATGAGGAGTTAATCTAATAATATTACCAATACTATTTAGTTACTAATTGTTTAAATACCTTCTCTCCGCGTTCATTTGTCTCATATGTTCCAACTTGAACTGGTACTATATTCGGGTCAGTGAGAGCAGCCTCATATGATTTTAAGTCATATATATTTAAAATCTTATCGCTAATTCTACGATATACATATTTAACACCATTAATAGTAACGGGTTTACCTTTCCATTCAATCGCAATCTTATTGGCTTGAACTGTCATATCATTTTGTTGTTCAGAATAATCAGGTACATATGAAAATTTATCGATAGATGGGTCGCCAAAATTAACACATTTACCATTCGAATAAATATAACAATCGAATGCTGATTCTTTTATCGCTTCTGTTAATTGGTTTGTCAAATTAGCTTTAATTTCAGAGATTTCAAATAAATATTGGTCGCTTGTTAAGGGAGTTTTAGGAAGTGATTTACTTAAATCTTTTCTCTTTAACTCAATAGCTTCATCTGATTTCAATTGGGTTTCACTAAAAACCATTAAATAAACAAATACTTCGACTGTTTGTAGTGCTGGTGGCAAATCCTTATGACTGCAAATACGTCTGGCACGTCCGATGACTTGCTCTGAACGCACTGGGTGCCAATAAGGGTCCATTAAATGGACGTAACGTGTATTACGCAAGTTAATACCCTCAGAACCAGATGATGTAATCATGAAAACTTTAATAACTTCGCCCATGTTGTTATTTCTATATTTGGATTTAAGAACTGAACCAATACTATCTGGAATATCATCCCATTCTCCATTATAAATTTTACGCACAATTTCTTTTTCTTCTACTGTTTCAGTTCCAGTATATAAAGCGTAAGTTGGTTTTCCTTCATCGGCCAGAGGAATATTTATTTCCCATAATCCAAGGGAATTCTTTTTAATTTTAAATTGTGTAAATCCGTTTTTATTTAAAACAAGAGTAAACAACCCAATACCTTCAGCAGTTCTAAATTGGCTATAAACTAAA